TGGGGGGCGCCGAGGTCCCACACGTCAGCGGCGCCACCGAGGCCGTAGGTGGCGCCGGCGGCGTTCGGGAGCATCGACGGGACGAACCCCGCGGGGGAACCGAGGAGCTCGATGACACCACCGAGGTTGAGGGATTCGGTCACCGTGGCCTGCTCGAGTAACGCGCCGATTTCGCGGCCTGCCGCGACGCGCCGCTCACCGCATCACCGACACCCGCGGCCGTCTGATACGGGCCGTCGCGCAGCAGTCCCTCGATGCGGTACAGCGAAGCGAGCATCGCCTGATCGGAGGTGGCCGTGGTGACCCGTTCCGGGCGGCCGGTGGTGTTGACCGCCAGCGACGCCCCCGGCGGCAGCCACCCGCCGCGGTCATACCAGTTGTTGGCGATTTCGTGCGCCCACGCGGCCTGCGACGAGCCGTAGCGGCCGCTGATGTAGTTCAGGCCCCAGATGATCTGCGCCTTGTAGTCACCCAGGTTGTAGGGGTGGCCGTGGCCGAGGCTCTGCGGTATGCCGTACGCCCCCGAAGTGGGGTTGACCGCGTACGAGTTCCAGCCCGACTCCTGATTCCAGAGGGCGACCAGCGCCGGCCACGACCAGCCGCGGGGCAGGATACTCCGCGCGTACGCCTGCGCGACGGCGGCGCTGCCTGAGCGGGCGCCGGTGTCGATCGCGCCGGCGGCACCCCGCGCCGCTGCCCGCGCGGCGGTCACCCGCGATTTCAGCCCATTGATAAGGCCGTCCATCAGGTTCCGGCCGATGTGGAAGAACACCGAACTGGGTGAGGCGATACCAAAAAATGATTTGATTTTGTTAACGACTGAGGACGCGAACGATTTGAGCCAGCCGATGATGACGCCGCCGGCGCTTTTCAGCCCGGACAGGAACTGGCCCATCGCCGCGGTCGCGATACTGGCGAGCATGTGTCCCAGGCCGCCCAGGATGGTCCTGATCCCGGTGGGGAGGCGCCGGAACACGGCGAGCACGTCGCGGACGCCGCGGATGACCCGGCCGACCGTGTCCTGCCAGGTGGCGTCCCAGCTGGCGGCGACGTAGTGGCGGATCCGGTCGAACCAGACGGCGATGTTGTGCCCGAAGTCGGCGACGTCGTGGCGGATCCGGTCGAACGCGCCGGCGGTGTGGTGCCGCAGTTCGTCCCATTGCTGGTGGATCGCGTGTGCGGCGTAAAAAACCGTGACGGACAGGCCGTTGATCACTTTCCCGAGGACGGTCGCGGCGGCGCCCATCACCTTGCAGAAGTTCATGAACAGTTTCGCTGAGTCGCGCATGCCGCGCGGGCCGATCGCCTCGATCATGTGCGCGATGCCCTGGACGATCGCGGTGAATCCCTGCAGCAGGTATTTCAGCGCACCGGATGACACGAGCTCGTTCAGCGACTGGGTGACGGCTGGCAGCAGTATTTTCGCCATCCGTTCCAGCACTTTGACGAACAGTTGCAGGAACGGCAGCGACGCGCGGAACGCGGCTCCCAGGCTGGGGCCGATCGACTTGGTGAACCGTTCGAGCTGGTGCAGGATCCCGGTCAGGCCCTGGAGGAAACTCTGCCCGAACGCGCCGCCGCCGGTGCCGGTGGCCTGGAGGAATGGCCGCTGTGTCAGCGCGCCGAAAAACGTGTCCTTCAGCGTGGTGGTGAGACCGCCGGCGGCCGCGCCGAATGCGAGCTGGGGCTGATCCTCGGCCCGGAACGCTTTGATCTGGGCCTGGACGCGGGCGCGGGCGGCAGCCGACGCCGGGGTTGTGCCGGTGATGCCGCGGAACTGTTTTTGCAGGGCCTGCAGTTGCGCTGAGGCTTTGCTGCCCGCCGCGAGACCGCCGGCGGCGCCAGCGCCGCCGATGCCCAGCCCGAATAGCAGCGGCAGCAGCGCGGGCGCGAACACGGCCGCGGCCGCGCCGAGGGCGCCGTACCCGATCGCCTGCCCGTATGGGCCGAGTGCGCCCATGCCGCCGCCGAACAGGCCACCGGCTGCCTGCGCGCCCTGCCCCACGGCCGCGCCGCCGCCGCCCCCGGCGCCGCCGAACAGGCTCCTGAGCCAGTTCACCTTCGGGCGGGCGTGTTTGGCGTTCAGCCGGTCCAGCGCCAGGTCGAGCCGCGTAATGCCCAGCTGCGCGGCGGCGAGGCCCTCCACGGTGACATCGGGCCGGGCTATCCGTTTCCCGAGCCGCGCGAGTTTCAGGTCCAGGCTGTCGAGCGCGAGTTTGGCTTCCTTGTCGCCGGCGAGGCCGACGCGGGCGGTCGCCGACTTGTGCGCCAGTTCGTCGAGCTGCCCGTTGAGCGTGTCCGCGGACGCGGCGATCCGGGTGAACGTCGCCGACGCCGCGTCGACGGCGTTGACGACATACTGGATGGTGGCCACGTCACAGGCCCCGCTGCTGGCGCGGCGTGTCCTGCTCGCGGCGCTCCGTGGCCTCGGCTTCCATCAGTGCCATCCATTTAGTGAGTTCCAGGCTGTCCGCGGCGGCGAGGAGGTGGCGGACGGTCATCCCGAGGCGGCTGGCGAGCTCGAACGTGAACCGTTCCCAGCCGCCTTCCCGAAATCCGCGGCCAGGTTCTCCACGTCGGAGTCGCCGAGCCCGGACAGCCGCGACGCGACCGCGAACACGCGGTCGATCGCCGCGCCCGACTTTTCACCGAGCGCGTTCGCGTCGGTGTCGGCGAACACCCGGTCGCCGTCGGCGTCGATGACGCATTTGACGGCCAGTTTCGCCCGCACGTTCGCGGTGTTCGTGACCATCCGTTTACCGCGCTGCTCCAGGACGGACGCCTCGAACTCGTCGCGTTCGCGGCCGGTGAGTCCGCGGACGGTCACCGTCCCGCCCCATTCGGGGACATCGACCTCCTCAGTGACCAGGTCTTCAGCTTTGAGGATGTCATCTCTGGAAAGACGCACTCAAGCCTCCAGGTTTGACAGTAGTAACTGCCCCTGCTAAGGTAGTAACTACCAAGGCAGGGAGGACACGAAATGTACGGAACGGATGCCGAAGGGATCCGCGAGTACCACCAGCGGTTCGGCTTCGAGGCGGCATGTGAACGCTATGGCGAGGGCAACGTCCGCGCCGCGTGGCTGCCAGAGGACTGAAGATGCCCGGTAAGAACAAGACGCCGCTGCTCGGCTGGCACCCGCCGGCCGAGCTTTCGGCGTGGGTGCGCGCCGAAGCACAGCGCCGCGGGATGACCGTGACGGCGATTCTCAATGAGGCGATGCTGGCGTACCAGGCGTACTGGCGCGGTGAAAGGGATGACCGCTGATGGGTGTGACCGCGGAAGGCGGGAACCAGCTCGCCGGGCAGATCGCGAGTATCACCGCGTTCGTGGTGCTGCCGCTGCTCGCCTACTGGATACCCACGTTCATCGCGCTCGCCCGGCACGTGCCGGCGAAAGCGCAGGTCGTGGTCGTCAACCTGTTCCTCGGGTGGACGGTGATCGGGTGGGTGGTGGCGCTGGTGATGGCGCTGCGCGCCGTGCCGCCCGCCGTGCAGCGGCCGCGGGTCAGCCGTTCAGGTCACGCGTGACCTCGTCGAGAGCTTCCCGCATCGCGATCTCCGACGCCGGGCCCAGCGGGCGCACCGCCTGGTAGAAGTACGGGTGCGCGGGCTGCTGCACCCACACGTCACGGTTCCCGAAGACCGGGTGGCGCCACCGGGTGTAATCGCGCCGGCGGGTTCCCGTAGCGCCTTCCATGTACAGCGGCAGCGTCATGTAATCGGGGCGTATCCGTTCCGGGTTGATCCACACCCGCACGTAGACGTTGCGGCCGCGGGTCAGCGAGGAGAGTTCCGCGCACAGGCCGATGCGGGCGCGCAGCCCGGTGTGCTTGCCGTCCGGTTTGACGGGGATCGCGAGCGCCGACTGGCGGACCCGCGCCGGGAACGGCCGCGCCGCCTCCTCGAGGTGCCCGCGGAAGATGCCGTTCACTTTGCCGCTGTCCATCGCGAGCAGTTCGCGGGCGATCCGGTGCAGGTCCGCGCCGCGGGAGGAGGCGCCGACGCGGACCCCGGCGTCCGCCATTACGGGATGGCGATCAGGATCGCCGGCAGTTTAGTGATCGCGAACGAGACTGTCGTCTTGCCCGGGTCATCGACGGTGGTGTCGTTGGCCTGGGTGACGACCCGGACCGGGAACACGTCCATCTTCTGCCCGGTCACATCCCCCTCCCACAGGCACACGATGAAGCCGTTGGTGTCGCGGGGGAGCAGGGTGCGGACGTCGCTCGAGTTCTGCGACATGTACATGGTGATGTCGTTCTGCGCCGAGGTGAGCCGCCCCGGCACCTGGGAGGTGAACCGGGAACCCATGTCCGGCACGTCGACCGTGCTCCCCTGGAGGGACCAGCCGGTCATCGTCTCGATCTCCGCTGACAGGTCCGTCCCCGCGTTCAGTTCGGCGCGGGTCGGCGCGTTGTAGTTGGAGATCGCCGCGACGAAATACACCTTGCGGATGCCCGGCGGGAAATAGCGCGTGGTCGGGGATAGCGGCGTCGCGGGCATCCTAGTTCTCCTCGTTTTCCGTAACCTGCGCCGGGACCGCCTCAGCCTCCGGTTCAGCGGGTGCCTCAGCCGCTGGGGTGTCTGCGGCGGCGGCCTGCGCCTGGTTGGCTTCCCATTCCGACCGCAGCAGCCACCCGGACAGCCGGTATTGCGGCACCGCGTCCGGGTTGACGACGATCGTCGCCTGCGTGCCCGGGTGGTAAAGGACGGCGCTCATCGGTCAGGACCCCACAGACGTCACGATCGCGACCGCGGACGCGGTGAGCGTCCCCGACCAGGTCACCGTGATCGGGCCCACCCCATACACCGACGGTGGCAGCGGCACGAACCACGACTGGCCGGACGCGACCGTCACGCTCCTCGCTGTGACTGCCTGCCCGTCGAACGTGGGGATCGGCAGCGACACCGTCGCCGACGCCGACGACGGGCCCTGGATGAACGCGGACACGTTCGCCCCCGTGGGCCACGTGTCCACCGCACCCGTGGTCGGTAGTGTCATGGTGAGCTGCGCCCCCGCGTGCGGCGGGGACTGGATCGAATAGGCCGTCATCGGTTCCCTTTCACGCGCCGATCAGTGTCCGGTATGAAATCTGGAACGAAACCTGCGCCACCGCGCCTTGTGGCGTGTTGTTCTGCTGCAGCACCATCCCCGTCACCCCCGGCCGCGCGAGCGCCGCCCCGGCGAGCGTCGCGAGGGTCGTGTCGTTGCGGACGAGGTCTTCAACGGCGGCGGCGATCCCGTAGGCGGCGCCACGGACGGTTTTCATGTCGTCGGTGCCGGCCCACGCGACCGCCGCGAGGTGGATCGTCGCGACCTCCTCCCGTTTCCCGCCGAGCCCGGTCCCGGACTGTTCCGACGTCGCCGACGTGGGCGGGCTGTCGGTGAACACGTCATCGACACCGACATGCAGCACCAGCGGCGCCGGGTCGGCAGTCGGCGCGGGCCCGTCGAGGATCAGCACCGGCGGTGCCGCGGCGCCGAGGGTCGCCGCGGCGGTGAACTGGGTCACGAGATAGTCGATGAGCGCTGGGACACGCGAGGTGGTCACAGGTACGCCTCGAGTTTGAACGGCATCCCGTTGAGGGACCCGTCGAGGAGTTCAGCGGCGCGGTTGGGGATCGCGAAACTGAATCCGGGGGGCTGGATCATGTCCATCCCGCCCATCGACGGGCGGGCCGTGGGGCCGTGCTGCGTTTCCCACAGATGCTGCAGGATGATCCGGGCGGCGGTGTTGAACGCGGCCGGTGCGGCGGTGCCCCACCCGGCGACGTAGGTGACGGTCATGATGGGGAGCCACTGGAAGTAGGGGCCATAGAACGGGTAGGCGAGTTTGCGGCGGATCGTGCCGGCGTTGGTGTCGATGTCGAGTCCGGTAGTGATGTCGATCGGCTGCCCGGATGCGACCGACACGATGCTGGTGACGGAGACGAGGGGCCGCTGCCGGACGGTCAGGACGGTTTGGGTGCTGTCAAGTTCGGCGCGTTCGCTGATGGAACGGTTGATGATGGGGCCGCCGGTCATCGCCTCAAGCGACGTTTCGATCGTGGCGATGAACGACTGCAGTTCCGT